GAAAAACTTTATCAGAAATAAAAATATAGAAGAAAATATAGTTAAAACATATTAAAATGAAGAGTGAAATGGCCAATTATTATATTTGCATATTTTCTTCCATATATTATCATGTTTTTTTAGTTTGTCCCTACTTTTGAGAAGTTTAAAATATTTTGCATTAATTTCCATTTGTGGATTTTTATCAATTTCCATCTTTATTAAAAATATTTTATGTAATACATATGAATAACTCTGGTAATTATTTCGCATATCTGGTTTAAACAATTTGAATGGAAGTTCTGTCATTTTAAAACGTTTTTTTACATCATCTTCATCATCTCTTGTTAATGAGGGAGGAGGCGTGTCTGTTATATGACTAAATATTAAATAATTGTGTTCATAATATAAATCAAGTTTGTATTTTTTTAATATGTCCTGAATAGTTTCTGGAGTAACTTCATGAATTTCCAATAGATTTTTTCTTATTTCTTTTCGAACGACTTCATATATATATTGGGGTATTTTTGTTGTTTGTTTCGCTTGGAACTGATTGAGTTTTTCTATCAAGTGATTTATCGGATTATATGGATATTTCCGTTTTTCATTCATTGAATCTTTATGGCTTGGAATTTCACTTTCTATTATAATAGAGTTAAATTCTCCACATCCCTGACATAAAAACATTCCTTCTGATTGTATTAATGTCATTTCGCGGTCACAAACTTTACACATTTTGATTGGAGACAATTTTACTTTGTTACATGCATATGATGAATCGACTAGAGTTAAATATTGATCCCTAAGAGTTCCTTTTTCCTGTATTATTTTCGTATTTTTTGTGTTTGGTAATACATTTCCTGAGACATCTTCTGACAAAATTTTTAATATTGATTTTTTTTCCATCGGTTGCTTAGGGTGTCGTTTTTTTGGAGGATTTTTTTTTATTTTGTCATTATTCATGCTATTTAATTTATTAAATTTTTCTAATAACGGATCGACAGTAGTATCTGTAAATTGTTCGCAATGATCAGTTTTATTAATACTACAATCATTTTTATCATGTTCGGATGTCCCTTCAGAATTGTTATCAGTATTTACATCTGTTGTTATTTCTATTTCATTCGGTACATCATCCACTGAACCATTATTTTCAAAGTACTGAAGTAATATATCTCGAGTTTTCTCAAAATATTCTAGTTCATCATTTGATGTTTCAAGATTTTTCATGTTGTTTTCATAAAGAATAATTTTTTTTTTAATCTTGTCAATGATGTCTGTGTCAGAATTACAATTTTCAGAATTACAGTGTTCATTTAATTTTTTTTTGAGAAACACTATTTTTTTCCTGTATAATTCTATATTTTTATGAGATTCGTCAAATTTATTTATTTTTTCGTTATGTATTTCATCCAATGTTTTTGTTTCACGTGAAAATTTTGTTTTGTGTATTTTCTGCTTAAAAGCCATTCAAATTATATAATGAACATTATAATAAACTCTTTAAATATATAAATAATTATTTTGTTTCGATTAATCAAATATATTGAATGAAAAATAAAATAATTATTTATTCACACAAAAAACGAGCGAAATATAATTTAACAGAAAAAGTCATGTTATCTAATAAATTAAAGAAATATTATATAATTGCCACAACCTCATTTCTCCAAAAATACTATAAAAAAATAAAAATAAATTTAATTTTTTTCTAAATAATAGTTATATTAAATGGGAGGAGGTCTTATGCAATTAGTCGCCTATGGCGCTCAAGATGTATATCTTACTGGTAACGCTCAAATCACATTCTTCAAAGTAGTCTACAGACGACACACTAACTTCTCGATGGAATGCATCGAACAGCCACTTGACTCGGCTCGTTTTGGCGGTCGTCATACCGTCCAAGTACTCCGCAATGGTGATCTTGCTGGACGTATGTACCTTAAAACAACTCTTCCAGCGCTCACAGCTTCGTCTGGAAATAAATGCGGATGGGTAAGACGCCCAGGCCATGCTCTCATCGACAACATTGAATGCACAGTCGGTGGATCCCAAGTTGATAAACATTGGGGAACATGGTACGATCTGTGGTACGAACTTACCCACACCAATGAACAAGAACGCGGTTATGCCAAGATGATCGGTGATGTTCCCGAATGCACAACTCTTGCATCGTCTGTGTCGGCATACACTCTCTATGTTCCACTCCAATTCTGGTTCAACAGAAACACTGGTCTCGCACTTCCACTTATTGCTCTCCAATATCACGAAGTTCGTTTCACCATTCAATTCGAAGATTTCGCCAACCTTGTTTGCTACACCGGAACTGCCCCAACACTTCCATCTGAAAATCTTTCAGATACAAGCATCCTTGTTGACTACATTTTCCTTGATCAAGAAGAACGCAGACGTATGGCTCAAGTCGGACACGAGTACCTGATTGAACAAGTTCAATTCGGTAATGAAGAATCAGTAACTGGAAGAAGTCAAAAAGTCAAACTCGACTTCAATCACCCATGCAAAGAACTTATCTGGGCTGTTCGCGTCGGTGCATTTGCCAACGGCAAGAAATACCTCGCCCACTACCAAACTTCGGCTGCTCAAACAGTTGAAGATGCCGCTAAAAATCTTGCTTTTGGTATGGTTTCCGCAGAAACTGAATCAGCAAGCGGTTGGGTTGAATGCGATTCTACATCCGTTTCCGGTGAATCTATTCCATCCGGAGAAGTCGGTCTTTTCAATGTCACTGTTGGAGAAACTGTATTCACATTTGTTGTAACTAACGCTTCATCCGGTGCTTGGGAAGGAGCTGGTCTCTTTGTGAACGGAACTACGGCTCTTGTATCTGGAACTGTTGGTCTCCACGAGAACATCAAAGAAGTTACAGTGAATGTAACTATTGCCGCCGGCGCAACAGTACCATCAGCAATTGCTCTTACCGATGTAACTGTTACTCGTCACACACTCACACTGTCTGATGCATCAATTTCAGTATCAGACATGACAAGCGATCTCCGCTCATCCACTGCCAATGATGTCACTGTCAATCAACCATTCAACTATGGTCTCGATCTTGCTGGAAACGGAAACCCAGTATACAAAGCCAAACTCCAACTCAACGGCCAAGACAGATTCGATGAACAAGAAGGATCATACTTCAACTATGTTCAACCAGCTCAACACCACACACACACCCCAGTTGATGGTGTCAACGTCTACTCATTTGGTCTCAACCCAGAACAACATCAACCATCTGGAACTGCCAATCTTTCAAGAATTGACACAACCCTTCTCCACCTCCAGTTCCGCGATACTCTTGCCTCAACCTATGGCGGAGATCGTTCAGTCGAACTGACTGTCACAACCAACTCACAACTCTGGATCTTCGCGTTCTCATACAACGTTTTCAGAATTATGAGCGGTATGGGAGGCCTTGCTTATGCCAACTAGAAAGTTTGATAATATATATACGTATATACTTTTTATAAAATTAGATATTTAATTTGATATAATAATTTATTAAATTAAAAAAATTGAATTATGAACTGCGTAATAGTTAATAAATTATTTTGTGTTGTTAATATTAGAAAATGATGAAAAAAAGAATAGTGGATACAAAAAGACAGTACGGCGAAAAACAAGACAAAAAAAAGGAGGTACATATTGTACGTGATGAGGATTATTCAAATAGTGAAGATGGAGAAGATAGTGAATATTCAGATCATGAATCAGATTTTATTTAAAAAATAGAAAAAAGAATGTTTGAAATTGACAGGAAAGACAATAAAAGTACTGATATCAAAAACAATACTCAAATTGATAAAAAACCGGAAAAAAAAATAAAAAAACTTGTTCCAGAAAATAATAATGAGAATGAGAATAAGAATGAGAATGAAAATGAAAATCTAACGACGGTCCAAAAATTAAACACTGAACTTTTTGGGAAACATTCAAATAAAAGTCGAAATAGTACAATTAAAAATGCATGGAAAACTCTAGAAAATTATGTATTGCCAGATGAAAAAAATATAATTATTCAAGAATCACATCCAGGACATTTTGTTACATTGGGATGTAGCGCAGGATCTCTGAAAAATCCTTATTGGAAAGTTATGAATATGAACGGTGACGACTACTATATAATGAATTGTGGGGGCGACAACTATACATATTTTTCAGTTGATGATTATACGGAAATAATTAATCCCACAAAATATGTATACCCGACATGGCATTTTCATGGAGGAACAGGATATATTTCAACAAGAACTTATGTCGGAAATGGTAACACAATGACATATCTCCATCAAGTAATATGTAAAAAATACAACAAAAAATTATATGCAACACAATCTGTTGATCATATAAATAGAAATAAACTTGACAACAGAAAAGAAAATTTAAGATTCGCGTCACAATCATTACAAAATAGTAATCGTGATAAATGTAAAAGAAAACATAATGCAATGGCATTACCAGATGGTTTGGTACAAACTGATTTACCCAAATATGTGATTTATTATAAAGAAAAATATGGACCTAATAAAGACAAATTTAGAGAATGGTTTAATATAGAAAAACATCCTAAACAGGAGGAAAGAAAAAGATGGTCTAGTAGTAAATCTATGGGTATTG